AGCGGTCCATCTGAGCCATCGCCTGCTCCACGGAGGGGGGGTTCACGATGATCTCGGACGCGCGCATGCCCATCATCGTCGTGCCGTACATCCACTGGCTGTCCGGGTCCGTCGCGATGCCGGTCGGGGGGGAGCCGTCGTACCCAGCGTCGGGGATGATCACGTGGCCGTTCGGGGTCACCCAGCTCGTCCCGTCGAGACGTATCGAGTTGCCGAGCCCGGCGAGCTCCGTGAGGACCTGGGGGTTCATGTGGATGAGCCCAATGGTCCCCTGAGCGCAGTCCCCGATGGCCCGCTCGAGGCAAGCGAGAGCCTTCCGGGCCGACATGGGGCTCGAGCTCACGGTGATGCCCGCCGCGTCGGTCAGGGGGAGGTTCCCCCCACCGGTGGCGACGTTGCCGTGCCACACCTCCTGTGCGATCTGGAAGCTTCGCGTCGCGGCGAGCTGGCGCGTAGCGCGTCCCGTCCAGTCCCTCGCCTGGTAGCCGAAGGTGGAGCACTCGTCCCCAGCGAACACGACGAACGGGTCACCGTCCACGACCCCGGGCCGGTCGCCCGTGTCGAGCTCGTCGGTGAGCCCGCAGTCGATAGCGAGCCGACCGGAGTTCCCGCACTGTTCCGGCTGGAACGAGAAGCCGTCCTCCCACCTCTCCCCGGGGATCGAGATGAGCGCCGCCCCGCCGAGGACTTGCCAGATGCCGTACCGCGGGGGCTTGGCCTGCAACGCCTGGATCGCCTGTCGTCTCGGCATTGGCTACTCCGGGGAGGTGGGGGGGACTCGAGTGGGTGAAGGGTGGGAGGGGTGGAGGGCGGGTCGGGCGGACTGTTGACTCCACCCCCCCCACTTCGTGGGTTAGGACCCCGTGGTGCAGGGGCTGATGTCGATGGCGGCGGACGTGGAACCATCCGGGCAGAGGTCCATCGTGATCCGCAGCGACTCGACACCGTGGAAGTGCGAGCCCTCGAACGACTCCGCGAACATCTGGAAGTCGTTCAGGGCGTTGAGGGTGGAGTCCCGGACGATGCCGAGGTCCAGCGTGCCACCGTCGAGGAACAGCCAGGTGCCCTCCGGGAACAGGTAGGTGATGACCGTGTCGGGCCACCCCACGAGCGCACCGTCTCCCTGCGGGCCGAAGATCTGTCCGGACTCGCCGTCCTGGAACCACGTCCAGGAGACACCCCGGTTCGCGAACCAGGAGTTGATCGTCGCGTCCGCGACCGCGAGGGTGTCGCTTGCCGTCCCCGTGGGGAGCTGGCGGGCGATATCGGTCCGCATCATGTCCTTGAGCCACACCGGGGCCATGAAGCGGAGACCGACCGTGTAGTCACGGTGGAAGTTCCGCATCCGGGCGATGGCACGGTCCAGGGTGGTGAGCACGTCGCGGGCAGCGCCGAGCACCTGGCCGCTGGTGACCTGGGTGGAGCCGGTGCCGATCTCCGTGAGGAGCTTCGTTTCGGCGGTCCGAGCCCACTGGGTGCCAGCCAGCCGCATCCACGCCTCGAGCTGCTCAGGGAAGAACCTCGAGCGGAAGTTGCCGGTGCGGAGGCAGCGGACGATCGCGTCCACCACGTCGTCGTCCTCGTTCGGACAGGTGATCGTCAGGCACGGCTTCGTGGTGGGGGAGCTGGGGGTGACGTCGTTCGTCTCCGTCCAGACCGTGATGGAGTCCTCCACGTCGCTCAGCTGGGGCGGCGGGATGGTCGAGATGCCGCCACGGTCAGCGCCGAAGCGGACCATGCCGGTGTCACGAACCGGGCGGGCGTCGCCACCCAGGACCGGCAGGTCGTAGGTCTGCGGGACCGGTGCGCAGATACCACCAGCGGACTGGATCGACTGGTACTGCGTGGTCCGCGCGTTGACGACGGCCTTGATCTTGCGCTCGTTCTCCACCTCGTCACGGGTGAGGAACCGGTCGCGGCCGTACATCCGCTCGCCGCCCTGGCCACCAGGACCCCAGCCCTTCGACGCGAGCCGCATCTTGCCCTTCATGCCGTTGTTGAAGTCCTTCGTCGCCTCCCAGGCGTCGATGAACAGCTGGGCGAGCTGGTCCGGACGGGTCACTCGAGCTCCCGCCTGCACACCGGGGGCGTTCGCCGCCGCGACGAGACCCCAGTTCTCGATGGGGCCATCGAACGGGGACGCGACGATCCGGGGACGAGCGTCCGCGGGACGGGTCCGCGCGCGGACGTTGCTCACCCGGGGAGCGCCAGTAGCGGCCACCGGGACCCGCTCCTCCGTGGGAGCGTCCTCGACCTCAGCCTCAGGCTCTTCCGCGGGCTCCTCGTCGGTGGACTCCTCGTCGGCCTCTTCCTCAGGCTCGGGCTCGGGGTCCTCAGCGACCGGCTCTTCCTGCGCGCCGCGGATGCGGTCGAGGGCAGCCTGCGCGCGCTCAGCGGCGTCGGCAGCGGCGGTCTCCCGCGCGTTCTGCTCGGCGACGATCGCCTCCACCGCGTCACCGGCTTGCACCAGGAGCTCGATGGTCTCGTCGTCGTGACGGTCGGCCAGCTGCTCGGCCTCGTCGCGGATCTCGGTCAGGAGGTGCGCCAGACCTTCGTCGTCCAGCTCACCGATGTTCGCCATCTGAGCCAACAGCTCAGCAAGAGGGTTCATGTTCCCTGTGCTCCTTCGCTACGTGGTGGGTTCACTACGCGCGGGTCGTGAGCTGCAGGGCGGGACTAGGGCCTCCCCCTCACCCGTGGCTAGGACACAGGTGGCCGACGTGCCTCGTCAGGACGGGATTGTAGGCACGTGGGGCGGGCGTGGGGCGTGGATGCCCCACTCAGGTGACGCGTACGCCGTCGTTACGGACGCGGATTCGCTCGAGCGCGGCGGACGCGGCGACGGGACGCTGGTGCCTCGTGCGGACCTCGAGCGCGCGGAGAAGCCGTAGCGCCTCCTCCTCGAACAGCCCCAGGGAGAACCGCTCCTCCTGTCCCTCGAGGCACGAGGGGCACAGGTGACGGACCACGTTCACCCCGGAGGCGCGGACTACACGGCCGTCCTCCGCGTACTGGACGAGCGCGCGGGGTGGGGGCATCGTCATGACCTGGCCGTGCGCTGCGAGCTGGGTCCGTGCGATCGGGAACCCGGGGCGTGACACCGTGAGGACCGCGATCAGCTGAGGCCCGTCGTACGGGGGGACCTCCCGCCAGTCACCGGACAGCGCCGACGCGCGGAGAACCCTGAGCTGCTCCGGGGTGACCTCCGGGCGGACCGCTCCACGCACCCACACCCCGGAGGGGGTCTGGACCGCGGTCACGTCAGCCCACGCCAGACCGGTGTGCGCGTACTCGTCTCGAGCTTGAGCGGCGAACAGCCACGCGTCCGGGTGGTCGGCCATCATCACCAGCGGCGCGGTCGGCACGTCGTGGCCCTCAGCGACTCGAGTCACCCCAGTGAGGAACCCGGGGCGGATGAGCTCCCCCGCACTCCCCAGCTCGAGCGCGCGTGACATGAAGTCGTTGTCGGACACCGGGGGAGACACGCACCCCTCGAGGTAGCCGACGTGGCACTGACCCCAGAAGCAGGCGTGGCCGTACACCTCACCCTCGTCGGTGATCGTCAGCGGCACCGCATACACGCCTCCCACCTGCTCCACCCACAGGGGGGAGTCATCGGGGGGCTCCGGGGTGGCAAACCACGAGGCTGGGGGGTACAGCGGTGCGGTCGCTGAGGCGGCAATGGCGGGCTCCTGCGAGCTCGCCACGGGCTGCCCGTCCGGGCCAGCGGCGGGCTCGGTCACGGCCTCGTCGGTGAGCTCGATACGCGCGTCCACGAACGCGGGCACGTCAACCAGCGTGAGCGCGCGGATACGGGACCGGGTGAAGCGGAACACCACGGAGTCCGACGCGTCCTCGAACAGGACCTCACCGTCAGGAGCTGGGTCGCCCGCCGCCGCGAGGAGCGCACGCACCGTGTCCGGGGCCTCCACCACGTGCAGGCCCTCGTGGTCGATCCTGACCGTGCAGGACGCCATGATCGTCACCGGCTGGTCCTGGCCACCCCCGGGGGTGTTGTCCACCACCTCGACCGTCACGTCATCGAACACGACCGAGACCCCGGTCGCGAGGCCCTGGCCCATCCGCGCGACGAGCTCGTCCGCGCGTGGCAGCTGGTCGTCCAGCGTCCCCTCCGCCTCGAGGGCGTTCCCGACGCGGGTGATGGAGTCGATCGCGCCGAAGGTAAGGGTTCCCTCGTGGGAGGAGTTGTCGTCAGGGTTCCACTGGACCGGAATGTCCGCGGGGTTCTCCCACGTCCACGCACCGTCCGTCCACACCCGCCCGTCCCCGGTCATCACGTTCTCGAACGCGATGCCCCCGCCGTTCATGGTGCGCCACTTCCGCATGTCCGTTCCTCCCGGGGTGGTCCGGGGGGGAGCCTATGTCGCGGCGGTCTCCACGGTCATCATGCCCTGGTCCGTGAACCGGAGTGAGTGGCCCAGCTCCCAGTCGGGGCGGTGGAGCTCAGCGGCGGCGGTCAGGTACTGGTCCGCCCACCGGGGGACACCAGCACGGTCCGGGACCCGCTGGAGCATGGCGATGAACTGGCGGCGCTCGTCGGGCATGAGTGGGAGCACGTACAGCGCGTGCGCTGCCTCCCGGCTGAGGGCCACGTCCATGAACCCAGGGTACCCCTTCGAGGTCAGCGCATATGGGCGGGGGCAACAGCGGTACGTGACCGGTTCAAGATGACCCGGTAGCTGTCCTCCCGGCCTTCGTACTCACTGACGAACGTGCGCATGTCGATCCCGTCGTAGCCGAGGAGCGTCGCGAGACGCCCCGGGTCCTGAGCGACCCTCAGCCGGTTCTGTGCTCGAGCCTCCGCCGCTACGTCCCCGGACGCTTTCGCTTCCTTCACGAGCGCGAACTGCTGGTCGATGTACTGGTCCGCCAGCTTGTCAATGTCCTTGTACGGGACCATCCGTGCGGCCGGGTCGATCGCGAGGTGCTCCACTCCCCGGGGGTCATAGGCCGCGTACTGCTCCGCGATGTCGATGCGGGTCGTCGTGTACGTGCCGTTGCCGTAGATGCCTTTCCCGGGGAAGTAGCTGCCGGTCTCGTACTCCTCGAGGTACTGGGCCATCTTCGATTCGGAGCCCGTGACACCCCGGTAGATCGGCTCCCACCCTTCGCGCTGCACGAGCTCGTCCAGCTGAGGACCGTCCACCACGAGGGGGAGGTCATCGAAGAACCGTTCCGCGTACAGCCGCGCGAGCATCGCGTCACCAGCCACGTCGTCAATGTCGTGGCCCGCCTGGACGGTCTCCGCTATCCACTGGTCCCCGAGCACGTCGAACGCGGCGTCCACGTGCTCCACCGTGGGCACCCCCTCCGGTGCGTCCGGGAGCGGGACGAACTCCTCCTCCGGTGGCCCAGTCGGGGCGAGCCCTGCGCCCATCTCGTCCGAGCTCAGGATGATCGGCTCGAAGTCGCAGATGCACCCGGAGTGGTCCCCCGGGAAGTAGAACCCCGTCTCCGGGAACGACCCGGTGACCGCGAGCACGTCGTCATCGAAGTTCTGGAACTCGAGCCCGTCGAGCTCCACGTGAGGCTCGAACGGACGGGCCCGCATCGCGGGGCCGTACACCCACCGGTAGCCCTCGATGCCAGCTCCCCCGTCGAGCATTCCTTCCCTCAGCGTCTCCCCGGTACCGATGCCACCGGATGGGGTGCCGTCCACGTTGCGGAGCGCGACCCACGCCCCCCCGCTCCTCGAGCCTCCGGGGAGCGCCGGGGTGTGAGCGGGGGCCATGCCCTGCGCCCCGCCAGCGCGTGAGATCGCCTCGCGCAACATGCCGGTCGGAACCTTGCTCGTGGGATCGAACTCACCGACCCCCGGGTCGAGGGGGTTCGGGTTGAACAGACGCTCGTTGCCCAGCGTGGACATGCGT